GATGTGAATTGTACTTTTGTGCTAATTCTCTACAAGTCAATATCACTAAGGGAATTATACAGCACAAAAAAAGCTCCGAAGAGCTTTAAATTATTTCAGCTAGTTCTTTAGCTGTCATATATTCTTTAAATTGATTAATCTTATCATACTCCCATGGCATCTGAATCCTTACATTGATGTAATTAAAGTTCTCTATTGCCGAAACTTTGTACTTATCCTCATAATCATTATTAAGAGCAGATTGCACTAATGGCTCTATCTCATGCAGATATACTTTATCCTGCATCCTAGTCCATCTCCTGTGCATTCTGATGCCATGAATAACAGTAGCATGATGTCTATTGAGCATCTTACCTATTTGAGTAAGTGACACCTTACATTTGTTTAGCCTGTACATTACATAGTATCTCTTATAGACATATGCTCTATTTCTAGAATCAGTATCTAGCTGATACTTTGTGATCTGTAGTTTTAAAAAATTTAGTTCTTTCATTGTTCTGTGTTTTTATATAAATAATTATAGTACTCTTTACCTAATTTTAAAGTATCCATAGCACCATCTCCAAATGCCTCCACTATCTGATCTCTCTCCATTTCTTTGGCTTGTTCAATTATTTCAATCATTATTTGTCTTTTAGATTTTATTTGCTCTTCACTGCAATAAGTACCAATAAATCCTTCATAATGAAATCTACCAATCAACCATTCTACTGCTGTTTGTTTCATATAAAAAAAGGTCTAATTGTTAATATTCCTACTATAAATCCTGTACTAAATGCTGTTGCAATAATTGCTCTTCCCTTGAACGTTTTAACTTCAATAGTGTAATGGTTCATGGGTAAGCATAAAAAAGGGTTAATTGCTGCCATCATAACCATACCCATCCAATGCTCATTCATTAAAAATCTAAACCCTGCTATGCTATTTGCTTCTAAAACTATTGCTGAAATAAATACAATTAATAATTTCCACCATTTTACTTCTGTTTTTTTCATAATAACTTAGTTTGTGTTACTGACTTAAATAGATCAGACTGAGACTCCATTACACCTGTAGCATTAATAAAATCTATCTCTACCTTTGCAGATTGGATTAGAGTACCTGCGAGCTGAGATATTGCCTTAGCTTTATCTACCTCCACATTCACCTGGTCTGTTGTTAATGTCTCATCGCTCAATCTCTCGAGAGCCATGAAGATGTGATCTCTTAAATCACTTAATTTGTTGTGTGCCATTTTTATTTATTTTTTTTATTAGTTTACATTTTAATCTCATCACCTGCTGAAGCTCTTTAGGCAATCTTTGGATGGTATTTCTAGCCATGTTTTCCTTTTTAGTAATCATCATCAGATTATCAATATCATTATTTAGATAATTACCATCCTTATACACTACCACCATTCCTTTAGGAATTGGTCCATTGTGCTGTTCCCAAGTATATCTATTGAGGAGCTGCCACTTTGAATCTGCTAGCTTAATGTACTGATACATCTTCCCTCCTGTATCTTTTCTCTGATGGATAGTACCTATAGGCTGAGTATTTACAGGCTTAGAGCCTTTTTTAAACATTGTCCTAGCCACTTTCTGATATACTTCTGTGGACATTTTTTGTCCTTTGTTAGGAGGTACAGTGCCTTTCTGAAATTGAGTAGCTTTACCACCTAGATAACCTGGAGGGAATTGAGTAGACCTTAAGTATTTAGGATCTTTCTTAATACCCATAGCCCATGCTCTATTATAAACTGATGACTCACTAAGTCCTAAGTCATCTGCTATCTTTTTAGTAGGCTCAAATGGATACCTTTCTCTGATGATATCATTCATACCTCTTCAATTAGCATTATTAAATCATCATTTTTTTGTATGAGCTGCTTAACATGATCAGCATCATATGCCTCCACTATCCTGGTCACTAACTTGACAGGACCATTCCAATAGTCAAAGGTCTTATACACTACTTTATATATCTTCATTGTCATTGTTTTTTATTGGCACATCTAAGCCATACATTAAATCAAACATTGCAAAATCTCTATTTGCATTCCTCTTACTACCCTCATAATTCTGAAAGTACCACTCTCTAAATTGTAAGTATTTTTGGTGAGTGTAATCACCATTAGCTATTTCATCCTGGACCTTAATAGCTAGCTGTATGAACTCAGTCATTGGATTTATTGTTTATGATTTGTAAATACCTAAGGTAAAGAGGCAGATTAAATCCACCTCTTATCTCTTCTGCTGTTCTCCTGCTAGTCCAAAACTTTATAATTGCGTTGATTGTCATAGCTTAGATTTAAGTAGGTTAAGATTTGCATCATTTAGAATAAACAGGGACATATCTCCATCATCAGTCTCTGTAGCATCATAGGTAAATGGCTCAATAGTACCTGATATGTATACATCACTATCATAGTCAGTAGTCCAATTAGAAAAATAAGTATTGTCTCTTTTGAATAGGTTTATAAAATTCATAATATAAGTTCTAAAAAAGTGAATAAAAATAAGATTGATAGTATTACAGTTGTAACAATAAGCATAGCTATAGCAAATGCTTTCTCTTCAGCTCCTACAGGAGTGAAATAATTAATTAGTCTCTTCATTGTATTATTTTTTAAATTGGTTAAATAAATTCTCAATTTCCTCTAACTGCTCTTTGTTCAAAAAAGTAGTCAAGGTCTGAATAATTAAATGCAGTTGATTTGTGTTTAGTTTGTCCTCCTGCTGTTGTACTTCTAAATAATCTAAGATTTCATTAAATGTTTTCATGTGTAAAAGTTTTTATTGTTGATAACTATACGCCAAAGATAGTATAAAGTTTTATAACTGCAATAAAAAAGTGTAATTTATATTCATTCTAAATAAGGATAGGTCGCAATTTGCGACTGCAACCAACTTGGCGGAAATACCGACAGGTTAAAACCTTAAAACCTTTGCTATTATTAAGGTTATAGCCTTAAAAAGTCCAATTTATTTCGTAAAAAACAAGACATAATCTAAAGTGTTACTTTGGAATTACATGATAAGTTACTTTGAAAACATGCAAAAAAAAAGCAGCTGCGTGCTGGGGAGCTTACAACTGCTTTCTTTAACATGGAAACAAGTGCTAAGTTAATGTTTATATTTGAATTTCAAAAATTCTAAGTAACTTTTATTATTTATTTTAAAATGTTTTCTACAATCATTACATAACATCCAATGATGGATAGTACCCCCTGCAGTCACTACCTGTTTATTATATCTCACATTATAGTTTGTACATTCAGGACAGCAGAACTTCTCATCTCCTTCCATTACAGCATAATGAGTAGATGGAGCTGCATAAGAATTAAGTTTATTAAATACAGCTTCTAGGACAGTAACATCCATTTTACAATACTCTACCATCTTATCCATTGCCTGCTGATCTTTCTTAAATACTATATCTTTCCACAAATCTAATCCTCCTGTATCCATCTTCTGACCTACTCCTAAATATTTAGCTATATAGTCTAGTTTATTACTGTTAAAATTAAAGTACTTTCTAGCCCATTTAAGCGTGTCAATAGTCTTAGGTGAGGGCATAACATCAAAGCCATGTATTATGGCTCTTGTACGCAACCATTTTAGGTCAAATCTATCCCCATTATGAGCCACAATTTCATCAGCTTGAGCCATAACTTTTAGGAATGCTTTTATCATTGCTTTATCAGATTGCTTTTTATCCCAAGTTAGGAACTGTACATCACCATCTGACTCCCATTTATAGCAGATGCAGATGATTGCTCTTTCGTGGATTATATCACCAGGATTAATAGTGAGGTTATATCCTGACCGCCAAAATATACCAACATTGAATGATGTCTCAATGTCAAAAAACAGTCTTTTTCTTACCATAGATGGTGTAAACTTAGAACAATACTTTGTCTTTAGCAAATTTAAAGAGATATGATAGCAGTAAGCCTATGCCTACTCCTACAAATAATAGACTAAGATTGCCATTAGCTCTAGGTCTTGTAGCTTTAGCCTGTGCTTTCTGAACTATCCTATCTTTGTAGATAGTTTTTACTTTTAGTCTATATTCTATTTTTTTATCTAGTCTAGTCTTAGGCACATAGACTGTGTTATACTTTATAATAGTATCTTTAGTAGTGATGAATTTCTCCCATACTATGCTATCATGAATGATAACAGGGATAGAATCTAAAGTTGTGATTCTTATAGTATCTCCTGTTTGCTCACAGCTATATCCTTTCTTAATAGCTTTATTAAGATGGTATTGAGCAGAGCAGCTGCTGAGTAGTAAGATTATAGCTAAGTATCTCATCATTCTTTTATTTCAAAATGCATCCAATCGTAGTTCTTCTCTCTACCCAAAGATATAAACCCATGCTTATAGAATATATCTATCATTGCCTTATACTCAGGTCTTGCAAATCTTGCAGTTTTCGCTGATTCTTTAAGTAGATTTCTAGCAGGATCTAGATCAATGGCTATTCCCCATGAGTGCATGGATAATGCTGTACCTCCCCTCATCTTTCTATAGTTGAAACATCCACCAAATAAATCTATCCCTAACTCCTTAATCTTATCATATCCATAGGTAGCTAGAAGCTCATTGAATACAGCTGTAAAATTATCAGCTACTAACTTATGGCACATCATAGAGTTGACAGTGCTGTCTAAGTCCCAAGCTATTCTCATTGGATAAGGTAGCTTAATCTTCACTAAGTAACCTGCACCTGTGATGTTAGCAGTACCGTATTTAGATGTAAGTTCCCATCTAGTCATTTCAATTTGTTTAGATTATCTTTAACCTCCTTAGCTCTAGCAAATAATGCCTTTCCACTTTGCCAAAGGTCCACCCCTTTTACTTGTTTTATTGACTCATTGATAGACATCACCTCTATAGAAGCTAGTACCAATGCCACTACTTTAGTGAGCATAAATGGTACACTAAAAAAAGTAAGCATGATATCATTTAGTATGAATCTATCTATTAAAAAGAACATTATCACAGTAACCTCATAGAGTGCTAACTTACTAATGATAGATGAGAGCTTTCTGCTAGTTATTTTTTCCCCTAACTTTTTAGCTTTCCAAATGCCTGTGATAGTATCAATACATATTAATACTCCTATCATTATAAGGATGCCACTTATTGGTAAAAAGAATGCAAAGCATATAGAGATAAGTGTCAATAGTTCTGATTGTATAGATATTAGTAGTAGGGATAGTTGTGCTTTCATTCTTTAGATTCTATTTCAGATGCTAGTAAAAAAGTAAAGTAAGATATTAACAGGCATCCTAATAATTTGAAATGTAACTGATCAGCAAATACTAAAGAGATACCTGAAAGATACCCAAAGCCAAAAGTCAAGAATGATAAGATGCCTGAGTGCTTCATATTATTAAGATTGAATTATTATAACCATTGTTACCTGCACCTCCACATAGACCATTACATTCTAGTAAGCCATTAGATAAACAGCTACATCCATCAATCATAGGTCTAAGGTCAGTATCTCGGTTAGTTGTACCTGTGAATATTGGATACAAAGCTCTGTTTTTAAGTAGGTATCTGATTAATCTTTGCTCAAAGAATGCAGCCTTTTGTGCATAGTGTTCCATGCTGAATGCTATTGTACCTCTATCTACAGATGAGCTGTTATCTCCGAATTGAGTTTGCAATCCTTTATTCTTTAGCTGTAATGATAGACCAAATACAGCATCTTCTGCAGCTCTCCATGCTATAATAGGCTGGATGAATGTTACTAGTATTTCCTCATCAGGATCTAATGTCTGATTATTGTACTTAGTTAGTAAGTCATTATAAAATGTAGTACCTAATATAGGCATGATTCTTAGCTGAGCTTGAGTAGCTAAGTAAGGAGTAACATTATTTACATCTACATTAGCTGTGATGGGTGTGTTATTCTTTAGATATGTTTCTGTTATAAAGTATAGCATCAGATTGTTGGTGTTGGTGTATCATTCAATGGAGGTAAAGATGCTAAGGCTCTAATTTCATTTTTAGACATATTCTCTAAGACTTTAGCAGCTACTGCAGGATTCAATGTATTAAGTGCATCATTAGTCTTAGAGGTATCTCCCTCAAGTTCTACAATTGCCTCGTTAATTATCTGATAGTTATTAATAGTAAAATCTGCATCTATCTTAGCTATGAATAGTAGCTCATTAAAGATGTCAGCTACCATATCTCTCAATGGCATTACTACATTTTTCTCAAATATGATATAAGCCTGCTTAATATCTGAGCCATTACCTAGTGAGCCTGTAGTACGAATACCCATAAGTATAGGATCTATAGTGTGACTAAAGCAAATCTGCTCAGTGTTCAGTTGTGATGCCTCTTGAAATAGACTATCATTACCATTGGTAGGTAGTGACTCTATCTTAGGTAATTGGTCTGCTGAGTTAGCAAAAAATGCTACAGCTTTACCTGCATTAGCAGCACCTTTCAATCTATCAATAGTATTTCTTATCATGTTCTTCTCCTCCTCAGACTGAGGTCTTTTAGGGAACATCATAGCAAAGCTAGGGAATACTGAATTTTGGATATTACTTTTAGCAAAGTAGCTAAGCTCACCTGATAGGAATGCAAAGTTAAGTGCTGAGGTGTATTGAGGTAATGGATAGTAATCCTGCCCAATACATTCTACCTCATACACGAATAACTGCTCATAATCTCTAGAGGTAGGAGTATATCTCCTTATCTCCTGTACTCCAATCCTACTAGCCCAATCATCACAGATATAGTATCTCTTTCTATCTAAGTTTACTCTAAGTTTCTCAGGAGATAGATTGACTATCTTTGTGAGCTTCATCTTATCATCAAAACATAACTTAAAATATACTCTATTATGCAGTATTAGTTGCTGAGTTACAGCAGGTACTACCTTTTTTATGTTTAATTTTCTCTCTAGTGTATATAGCTCTAGCTTATCTTGAGGTGTAAGTCTATCAGCCACTATATTAAATCCACCACCTACAGCTGCATTCACTTTATAACCCACTATTGACCCATGCAGTGGACTAGAATAGAAAATTTGATTGAGTAGCTCAGGGAATAGGTTATCCTGCCCAAATGGAATATATCCATTAGTCTGATTCCTACCATTAACATAGGGTAGAGTTAGATTTGCACCTCCCACCTTTAGGAATGGAGTAGAGAATGATTGATATCCCTCTACTATTTCATGCTTTACTGTTTTAAAAAAGTCTTTTAATGCCATAATTACTCATAAATTGATTGTACTATTGGTCCACTTACTACCATCCTACCCTCTTCAATCACACCCCCTGTAGAGTTAGCAATAGTTGGAGGTGTGATATGTGACTCATAGATTTGATATGTATATTGTCCTTTGATTAGTTCCAAATCTACAGGCTCATCCAATAAAAACTGATTGAATCTTTCAGGATAAGCTGAGCTATCAGCAGTGTAGAATGTAATAGGTGCGGAAAGTTTGTCCATTTCATTCTGAAAGACAAACAAATAATAAGGATTAGGTATATTACTTACCTCAGTTAGAGTAAGTATAATCTGATTGACCTCATCTTTTTTAATGTATATCATATAACTATATTATAACAGACTAGAAAAATGTTTAAAAAAAAAGCTCTACAATATGCAGAGCTTTAATTATTAGGGTGTTAAGTATTATATACTTGGAAAACCAGGTGCTACTACTAGAGTAGAATCTATTTCATAACACAGGTGGTCTGACTCCGCTAAAAGTGTAACACTGTACTTAGAACCATCCGCACGAGCTGTGCCTGATCCTTCACCTGTAGCAGTTAATTGTAGATTCTCAAAGTACCAATACTTACCATTTGCATCTTTAACAACAGCAGCTAAATATTGCTGACCTGCTCCTAGTACATGGATAGCTTCTGACTTCTCTTTGTCTCTTCTATTGAACATTAAAGTAATAGTCTGAGTTACAAATGTAGATCCGTTAATTAGGTCTACTGCAGTATCTTCTGTATAGTTACCTGTATTTCTATTGATTTCAAATGTAGCAAATGGAGTAGTAGTTATAGCAGATACTATCCAAGCTCCTTGTGCTACTGTAGTAGCTGTAACTCCCTCTTGCTGATTAATCCATACTTGTCTTATTCCTCCTGTATTATTATCACAGGTTTTTGCGATGTTTTGTAACGCTTCACAGCTCATTGTATATATTTTAAGTAAAGGGAGCTTGCACTCCCTTAGATTTATAAATTAGTTAATTAAGATGCAGAGTTGTAGAATACAATCTCATTACCATTAACGTGAGTAAATCCTACTTTCATGTTAGCACGAGTTCTGATTACAGGTGTAGCAACAGTATCAGCTAAATTGATAGCTCGTAATGCTTTACCATCACCTTCAGCATCAAATGCATATAAGAAATTCCCTCTAGGTGAAGCAACAATAGTAGACTTACTAAGCATTCCAGGACATAATACCATCTTAATTCCAAGATAAGTAAAGTCTAATGCTTGAGTCAAGTTAGCTAGAGTGTTAGATGCAGCAACAGCAGCACGATAAGCAGTAGCTACAGGAGAAGATACATAGATTCTTAGCTCCTCTTGATTAGCAATTACAGCAGGAGGGATAGCAGCATAAACTGTAGCCAATGTAGCAAGTACATTTCCTGCATTAACAGCTGGAGGTGTAGCTCCACCTACTTCAATTACATTAGCAGCATCAGCTACTAGTGACTTCTTATATCCATCACATAAAGCAAGAGCAGGAGTACCTGATGTAGTATCACCTGACCAACGTAATTTCTCAATGTTCTCAGCGATTGTCTTAGACATCTCATTCCAATAGTAATCCATGAAAGATG